ACCTCTGCGTTTACGAGTTCTGCGTGAGCGACGGCTCTTACGTTTATGTGATCTTTTCATATGTTTTGGCATATTATATTATAAAATTAGAAAAAAATTAAATTTTATAATATGTCTAAATAACGCGACTTATCTACGCCTTTTACGAGATTTCTTCCTTTTTGTTCGCCTTCTACCCGCACTTTGGGGATTTCCTTTTGCTTCACGTGCTTTATTATCCTTCATCTGTTTGCGTCTGTTTCTTTCACTAGCAGCACGCTGATAACTTTTAGCTGTTCTTCTTTTCTTCCTTTTTCTCCTTTTTGTTTTTTTTACAGGAAGTTGTGTTTCTTGTAAAATAGGTGATTCTACATTTGGATTTTCAGATAGTGATTGTTTTGTAGGAGTTTTAGTAAATTCTATACTAACCGGAGAAGGTAGTAAAGGATTTTCATCAACAACTAATTTTGGAATTTCTTCAGGTAAACATTTTGGATGATTTTTATTATGTGTTGAAAATTTTTTTGTGGGATGATACCAATATTCTTCACCTCCTTTATATCTAGCACCAATACAATCCCCTGATTTATTACCTGTTTTTTCTATACCATCTTTTGGAAGACATACTTTATTGAATTCTTCGGTTTTTGGTTCTGAATAAGTAATTTCATTTGCTTCATTATAATAATAAGTTCTACCTTCTTTATTTAAAGCAGCGCGACAGGCGCCCACAGTTCTATCTAATGCTTTTCTTGTTTTTCTCATTCCTGTTTCACCAAATTGTTTTTCTAATGCACTGGCTCTATCTTTAATACTATTTTTAGGTTCTTCAATAGGTTGTGTATTTAACCCCGCTTTTCCGTCACTTTCAATACATTGTGTGCGTCTTTTAATAATACTGTTAACACCTTGTTTTTCTAATCTTTCATTACATTCTTTTAATTGTTTATCAGAAGCACCTCCTCGTTTTTTATATTTTTTTCTTGTTCTTCTGTTACGTTTTTTTACCATATACTATTTAATTAGATTAATTATTGTTCTAAATGCTTATAACCTTCTGTTGTTTTCGTTTTTCTATGTATAATGTTATTTTTTGTTACTTCTAAATGACACGGTTTACATATATTTGCTAAATTCGCTTTATGATTTTTATGAAAACTCCCAATATAATTATTCACATCTGCTGTTTCTTGAGGACTTAAATGATGAATATCAACTCCTTCAGCACCACATATAAAACAATCTCCTTTCAAGATTTTACTATTATAAGATGATTTTTTACTTTTTAATCTATTGCGAGTTTTTTTATGATAATGTTTATTACGTAAGGCAAATGCGCCTTTAGTAAATTCTTCTGGAAAATCAAAAGATTTACAAACCTCTAGACCATATTCGGTCATACCATTACCATCTTCTAATTTTCTGGTATAAACTAATGTTCCATTAGGAAGACATTCTACAGACATATGTTTTACTGATAAATATTTCATTTTTTTTATAGATGGCCAATTTAATATATCATGAAAATGTGTAGCAAAAATATAAGTGCTTTTGGTCTTTTCAAGCCATAATAAGGTTTGGGCAAAAATACTATTTGCACTTCTATTTTCCGTACCACTACATACCTCATCTCCTAATATCAAACTATTTTGATCACTCATATTAATAATACTAGAACATTCACTCATTTCAACAGCAAACGTAGATAAATTTTTAAATAAATTATCATTTCCTATAATTCTTGTAAAAATAGCATTATAAGGATAATATATAAATGAACTAGCAGGAACATACATACCAGATTGAGCCATAATAATAGCTATACCAATACTTTTATTAATACTTGATTTACCAACGCCATTTGTTCCATAAATTAACATACCATGATTTTTATTACCCAAACAAACATCATTAGGAATATAAGTTTCATTTGCTATATGATTTAATATAGGATGAACTAAATCCTTAGCATCAAAATATGCCTTAGACTTTTTACGTATTATTGGTTTGCAATAATTTTCATTTTTACTTACAAATGATTTTGTAGTTATAACATCTAGTAGACTAACATAATCTACAAAGTTAAACATTTCTTTATCAAAATTCTTTAAGTCTTCGACAAATAGTTTATATACTCTTTCTAATATTTCTGATAAATCAGACTTCTTTTGGACATATTTATTATAAAATTGACTCATAATACTTCCCCCTAACATTTTATTTGTTCCCTTACATTTTTCATATTTAATATCATATTTTATAATACCTTCTTTTTCTAATCCTACTTTTAAGTGAGTAGCACGAACAGAAGTTAAATACATATACATAGTCCCTTTTTCTGTAAAATGAATTTTGGTCATATTTTCATTCGATTTACCTTTGCCTTCACCAATATTTACATACTTATCAAAAAACTTACATAAATCTTGTTTTTCCTTTTCAACTTTTTGGAATGATTCAACCACTTCATCTAATACATCATTTATCCCAATATTCATAAAATTAATTTCATATTTATTATTATTTAATGACTTACATACATCCATATTCATATTTTCAGCTAACGTGGCTTTTAATTTTTCACAAACATTAGATATATCAATATCTATATTATTTGTTATATATTCATTAATTGTATCATCTACTTCTAATTTCTCATGAATTTCGTAAATAGAATTTAAATTATTAAAAAATTGATATAATTCAATCGGTTCTACTTTTTGAAAAATAATTTTTCGATATAAATATTCAATATCTTTAATTTTACTTAGTTTTTTTCTCAAAAAGCTATAATCATCCCAATTATCAATAAAATATTCCATAATATCATATTGTTCTTGTAAATATTCTACATCTGTAACAGGATGCAGTAATTTTTCTTTAAAAGACCTGCGCCCCATAGGAGTTTCGCACTTATTTACTAGTTTTTCAACACTACTATAAGGGCCTTTTGAAAAGGCTGTATCTACAATATTAAGTTGATTTAAGGAATGATTAGCAAGGTGTAAGTGTCCAATTTTATTATCAAAAGTTGGTAGATGAATTTTTTGTGTAAGTTTTGCGTTATGATCATTTATAAAATTTAATAGAAAACATAAACTTTTTAAAGCAATAGGCCTTTCATTTAATGTAGATGATTCTAAGTAACTATCATAATCAGGAATATCATAAAATTTACACATAATATCTTCTTGATAAGTTTGGTTTTCGGCATTTAATGCTTGTAATGTAAATTCTCCTTCTTTTGCTTGATTAACAAAATGTATTTTTCTACAATTAATACCAGAAAATTTTAAAATATCTTGTAATTTATTTTCGTCTTTGTAATTATGAATAAATATAATTTCCTGAGGTTCATAAATAGAATTGAAACGTTCTAATTCATCAAAAACAACCGGATTATGAATATTTTGTTTTTTTACTTCATGATTAAATAGTGTTAAATTGCCCGTATAAATATTAAGATTAGCACATCCAAAAAGTAATGAAGGTGTTCTTGTAAGTAATGAACAACTACTTTGTAATATGCTATAACAAGCAATATTATTACAATCTTCACTTTCTAATTTGTTGTTTTGAAAAAAACAACCTGGAGAGAAAATTTGTAAAAGCTTTCGGTCTTTCTTTTTACCTACCGATTTATATTCGTACCATACAGGAACTGTAAATCCTCCATCAGTTAATACTTTAACCCATTTTTCAAGTAAATAATCAAAATTATTAAAACCAGCCATAAAGACACTACAACTTTTACCATTATATTCATATTTGATGTGTTTATTAGCAATATTCATATGAGTAAGTTTAATATATTCGTCAAACTCTGATAGTAAAAATTCATCTGTGTCTGGATCTTTAATTGTATATATTTCATAAAAAGTCCCACTTTGCCACAATAATATAGTTTTTTTCCCATACTTTTCTACATATTTTATCATCTCTTGAAAGTATTGTGCTATCATTCTTGTATCTTGTTTTATTTTTTTATCACTTATTGTTAATTTTATTGCTTTCTTCTTAGGCATCAGGTATATTTATTAAACACACTTGATTTCTAAATACATTTCATAATATATTAAAATTGGTCATAATCTAATTTATTATTTACAAGTTCTATATGTTTAACACTTGGTTTACACATAATTCTAGTAAATAAGCTTATAATAAAGAATGTAGCACAAGAAAAAATAAATTTAATAGTATTAACATTATCACCATATTCCAAATTAATAGGATTTATCCATATCATACACCAAAAAAATCCATTGCCTAACATAAAGAAAAACCATGCTAACACATAATCTAAACTACATTCGCATAAAGGCTTTGTAAAAAAAAGGTCACACATATATAATTATTAAACAGGTATTTCTTTAGACCAGTTATGTAATAATATTTCGTCGTTTTTATTACTAACATCACCACTTAAATAAGCATTTTCATACATTGTTCTAAAAATATAATCAGGTGCTTGACTTCCTATTTTAATTAAATTGTGTTTTTTAAGATACGTTTTAATTTCTTGTATTGGTTTTTTCTTTAAAACACTAACTTCCCCTTTAATAATTTTTCTGGTTTGTTTACTTTTAACAAGAACCCCAACTTTATTTTTTACTTTTCCTAATGTAATTTTTCTACGAATACGTCTAGTTTTAATCTTTCTTTTCTTAGGTATATCTTTTTTCATCATATTTTTTAAGTTTTCCAATTTTTCCTTACGATTATCAAATTCAGCATTTTTTTGGAACGTAACATTTCCTAAATTAATTACCGGTTCATTAATAATAGTGTCTTTTTGATCAAAATTATTATTCGTATGAATTGGTATATCCCCTTTTTCAGGTCTATCTTTTTTTAATGTTTTATTATATTGTCTAAAGGTTGGTTTATTTCCATTTTTTAAACACCCATATGGTGGAGCAGGTGCATGAGAAAATGTAGTAGGTGGGTTTTCCATAGGAACTGTATTTATTGGTATAGCGCTTCTTTTTTTCATAGTTTTATCACGTTTTTTCTTTTTTTTCTTTTTGACTTTTTTATCTAATTCTTGTAAATAATTTAAAGTATCTTTAAAACTGTCTTGAAATTCTCTTTCTTCATTTTCTTCTTGTGATATTTCCTTTTCTCTTTCTTTTTTTTGATGGGCTTTTATTTTTTCAATAAGTTTTCTTTTTACATTATTGGGTTTTAATGAATTTTGTGGTCTTTCTTTTCTTTGCCTTCTCTCTTTCTTTTTACCTCCTTTTTTTCCAATTTTTAAAAAATTTGGATTAATCGAAATTGATTTCTTACTCATATTATACTTTACAGAAAATTTAATATGAATTTTAAATGTAAATATGTTGTAATAAATTTTTTCTCGTATCGTCTTTTCTATTTTTAACTTCATTATTATCTAAGAACATATCAAAGCCCTTTTTCATATCTTTTGAAGAAATATTTTTCTTTTTATCTTCAGGTAAACAAAAAACTCTACGACCGTGTGCTATTTTAATTTTTGCTAAAAGTGTTTCAATATCTCTACCATAAAATTTAAAATAATCCATTTTATCTTCAAACCAACTATCTTTTACTTTTTTGTTTAATGACCATCCTATTTCCTTTACTTTCTTTTCGAATATCAAAAATAACTCTTTATAACTATAATCATCTGTGCTAAATCTCCAGGTAAATCTAGAATCTAATCCTTGATTATAAGAAAAAAAACAATTTTTTAATTCTTCTTCATACCCAGCAATGATTACCATTATTTCTTCTTTATGATCGCTTAATCCTTCACATAATGTATCAATACATTCCTTAGCAAATGAATCACGTTTTTCAGGATTTCCTAAAGCATATGCTTCATCAATGAATAAAACACCACCCAAACATTCCTTTATCATATCTCTTGTTTTAATCGCGGTTTGTCCCAAATATCCAGCAATTAAGTCAGCGCGCGTAGCTTTTTTAAACGTTTTTCTTTTCAATATACCCAAGTTTGAAAAAATTGAACCCATTATTTTTGCTGTTTCTGTTTTACCTGTTCCGGGTGGTCCATAAATTACTGTGTGCATAAAATCGTGATGATTTTTTTGTGTACCTTTATGTAAATTTTGAACAAAATACAAAATTTGATCAACTATATTATTTTTTAATTTATTCATTCCTATCATATTTTTTAAATTATTTAATGGCTCTTTAATATCATGCATTGCTTTCATATTAATATTGTATTCTACATCATATTTCAATGGATAATCTTCTATTAATTTTAATAAGTCATCTAAAGATTCTATTTCAACTTCGATATTTACCTTTGTTTTTTTTATTTCTAATGGTTTTTCAGGATTTTCTATTCTTGTTGAAGGTATATATATACTGCTTCTTCGTTTATGCCTTCCAATTGGAAATAAATGACTATCATCTTTGCTACCAAATAAAGTATTTGTTTTTTCTATTTCACTTACTCTTTTATTTATTATGTCTAAAATACCCGATAAACTTGTATTTTCCATCTCAAATTTCTTTTTATCTTCTAACAATAATTGTTTTCCTCTTTTTTCTTTTTCATCTAATTCTTTAATAAAGTTTTTATATTTATTAAATTTTTCTCGATTATTTTTTTCTCTACGCTGTTTTATATTATCAATTACCTTGTTTATAGTCATATTATATTTATCTTCTTCATTTGTATTTAACTTTTTTTTATTTATTAATTCTTTGCTAATTTTTGATAGTTTTAAATTTTTTTCCTTACAAGTATCTAGTAGTAATAAATCACGGTTTAATATAGGATTTATCTTCCAAGTTCTAAAAATCTTATTTTTTGAGTTATCAATAGGTGGTAAAACAAAATTATTTAAACTTAAATCAATTATTTCTCTTGGAATTAAATTTATATTAGTATTCTTATTTTTTTCATCATTGATATTGTTGTTATTATTGTTGTTTTCATTGTTAGACATATATATATAATTAATATTTAAAAACGACTTAGAGATAAAATTGATTTATTTAATTTAATAGATAATGAACGTAAATAGAAAGATGGCAAAAAAAGGAATCACTATCAATAATGATACTCAAGTTGATTGGAAGGTAATTGAATCATATTTCCAAAATAAACATTTGGAACGTATGGTTCGTCACCAATTAGAATCCTATGATCATTTTGTGAATAATCAAATAAAAAAAACTATTGAAATGTTTAATCCTGTTACTATTCATTCAGATCACGATAAAGATGAAGAAACCGGATTATATTCCTTAGAAATTATTATTACCTTTTCAAACTTTCAAATTTATAGACCTCAAATTCATGAAAATAATGGCGCTACAAAAATTATGTTTCCTCAAGAAGCCCGTTTAAGAAATTTTACGTATGCTTCCGCGATGACTCTTGATATTAATATTCAAATTATTAAAAGAACAGGAGATAAATTACAACATATTGAAACCATATATGAAAAATTACCCAAAATTCATATAGGAAAAATTCCTATTATGTTGAAATCTTCTATTTGCGTATTAAAACAATATAATCATCTTGATCCAAAAATCACTGGAGAATGTAGATTTGATGGAGGAGGATATTTTATCATTAATGGTTCAGAAAAAACTTGTTTAGGTCAAGAAAGAGCTGCCGAAAATAATATTATGTGTTTTAATGTTAAGAAAAATAATAATAAATGGTCTTGGTGCGCAGAAATTAAATCTATTCCAGATGATAAATGCATTTCACCAAAACAAATTAATATTACTATCGCAACTAGAAATAATGGTTCTGGTCACGCTATTTATGTTCATATTCCAAGAATTAAAAACCCCATTCCGCTCTTTATTGTATTTAGAGCATTAGGAATCATTTCCGATAAGGATATTTGTAGATATATTATATTGGATATTGGAAAAGAAAATATGGAAAAAATGTTGTTTGCTTTAAAAGCAAGCATAATAGAAGCAGAAAAATATAATACACAAGAAAATGCTTTGCAATATATTGTAAATAATGCTATGTTTACACCTATTAATATGGGAGAAGAGGAAGGTAAACAAAAGAAAAAAGAATTTACAGAAAATGTTTTGAATAAAGATTTGTATCCTCACTGTCGAAATATGAAAGAAAAGGTATACTTTATGGGTTATATGACTAATAAATTACTTAGAACAAAATTTAAGTGGAGAAATATAGATGATAGAGATTCATATAAAAATAAAAGAATTGACCTTACAGGAACACTTCTTAATAATTTATTCAGAAATTATTTCAATAAACTTGTAAAAGATATGCAGAAGCAAACTGTTAGAGAAATTAACAATGGTTCTTGGAAATCTACTGAAAATTACAAGGGTATTATTAATCATACTAATATTTATAAAATTGTAAAATCTACTACTATTGAAAATGGTATTAAAAGAGCTCTCGCAACAGGAGATTTTGGTATTAAGAATACAAATTCTAATAAAGTGGGTGTTGCTCAAGTGTTAAGTAGACTTACATATATTTCTAGTTTAAGTCATTTGAGAAGAATTAATACACCTATTGATAAAAGTGGAAAACTCATTCCACCTAGAAAATTACATAATACACAATGGGGTTTTGTTTGTGCTGCGGAAACACCTGAAGGTCAAAGTGTAGGTGTTGTTAAAAATATTTGCTATATGGCTCATATTACAATTGCTAGTTTAAGTTCGCCTATTTATGAAGTTAGTGCGAAATATATTAAAACAATTGACCAATTTGAACCTGAAGATTTATATGGACGGGTGAAAATTATTATTAATGGTGCGTGGGTTGGTGTTGTTGATAATCCAATGGAGTATTTTAAATATATGAAAAATATGAAATATAAAGGGATTATTAATATTTATACAAGTATTGTATTCGATTATAAAGAAAGTAATATTTATATTAATAATTCTGCTGGAAGAGTAACCAGACCGGTTTATAAAGTAAAAAATAAAAAAACATTAATTACGCCAAAAATTAGAGAAAAAATTATGAATCGTCAACTATCTTGGGATAATTTACTAGTAGATCATGAAATAAACGAGTCTATTATTGAATATATTGATCCCGATGAACAAAATTATTCATTAATTGCTATTAATAATAAAGATTTTCATAATGAAAAAAAGAAATATTATAAATATACTCATAAAGAAATTCATCCTTCTACTATTTTCGGTATATTAGCAAGTTGTATTCCATTTCCAGAGCATAATCAGTCTCCTAGAAATACATACCAGTGTGCTATGGGAAAACAAGCAATGGGAACTTATGCTACCAATTTCCAACATAGAATGGACAAGACCGCTTATGTTCAAACTTATACTATGAGACCATTAGTTGATACACGTATTATGAATATTTTAAAACTTCATAAAATTCCATCAGGTTGTATGGTAAAAGTTGCTATTATGACTTATTCTGGATTTAATCAGGAAGATAGTATATTATTTAATAAAAGTTCATTAGATAGAGGACTTTTCAGTGCTACCATTTATCATACTGAAAAAGATGAGGATAAAAAAATTCAAGGCGATGAAGAAATTAGATGTAAGGCTGATAGAAGTAAAACAAAGGGAATGAAGTTCGCAAATTATAATAAATTAAATGATAAAGGTGTTATTCCTGAAAATACATTAGTTGAAAACGGTGATATTATTATTGGAAAAGTTGTTCCAATTAGAGAAAATAGAAATGATCATACAAAGGTTATTAAGTATAGTGATCAAAGTAAGGTATTTAGAACACACGAAGATACTTATATTGATAAAAATTATATGCACAGAAATGGTGACGGATATACTTTCTGTAAGGTAAAAACAAGAACCTATAGAGTTCCTGTTATTGGGGATAAGTTTTCATCAAGACACGGACAGAAAGGAACCATTGGTTTAATTTTACCAGAAGCCAATATGCCCTTCTTAGCAGATGGAACTAAACCTGATATTATTATTAATCCTCACGCTATCCCTTCCAGAATGACTATTGCTCAACTAAAAGAAACGTTATTGGGAAAGGTTTTACTTCAATTGGGTGTATTTGGCGATGGAACTAGTTTTGGAGAACAACCTATTACAAAAATTAGAGAATTAATGTCTGATTTGGGAATGGAAAAAAATGGTAATGAAATATTATATAATGGAATGACTGGGCAACAAGTTGAAACAGAAGTATTCTTTGGTCCCGCATTTTACCAACGTCTTAAGCATATGGTTAATGATAAGGCTCATAGTAGAAGTTTTGGACCGATGGTTGTATTAACACGTCAACCTGCTGAAGGAAGAGCCAGAGATGGAGGATTGAGATTTGGAGAAATGGAACGCGATTGTATGATTAGTCACGGTGCTAGTAGATTTACAAAAGATAGAATCTATCATTCATCTGATACGTTTGAAGTCCATACATGTAAAAGTTGTGGACTTATTGCTGTGTTTAATCCAGAAAAGAAAATACACGTGTGTAAAACATGTAATAATAGAACCAAATTCAATCGGGTCCAGATTCCATATGCTTGTAAGTTACTATTTCAAGAATTAATTACTATGAATATTGCTCCCAGAGTTATTGCTAGGTAATTTATAAAATTGAATATTAAATTTTTTTTTGAATTATAAATAAAACAATGATATTATTTACAATTCAAGAACTCCACAAGGGAATTATTGTTAAAAGACCTTCAGCACATATTAAAACTCCATATGTTGCAGACGTAACTATACAAGATATAGAATTTCTAGCACATACACCATCACTGGGATGTTGTGGTCTAGCAGATAAAGGTTCTCAAGTATTAATGGAAAAGACAGAAAAAACTAAGACAAACTTCAGAGTTCAATTAGCTATATTTAATGAACCGGAAAAAAATAATATTCAATACATAGGTATTAATCCAAAACTTAGTGAAACACTTGTAAAAAATGCTTTATTAAATAATTGTTTTCACAATTTAAAATATATCAAAAAAATAGGACGCGAAAAGAAAATTTTAAATTCACGTTTTGATTTTATAGGGGTTGATAAAGATGATAGATCGTTTATACTAGAAGTAAAGGCAGTTCCATTAGCAGACTATGATGATATTTATGCGAAGGAAAGGAAGAAGAAAGATTATACAAATAGAACATATGATAGCAAAATATCATATTTTCCAGATGGTTATAGAAAGAAGTTGAAAGATACTGTTAGTCCTAGAGCTTTAAAACACGTTCAAGAGTTAGAACAAATAAAACAAAAAGAGCCAAATATGCGATGTATATTATGTTTTGTTATACAACGCACAGATGTTAAACAATTTCAACCTTCATTAATTGACCCTATTTATAGAAAAGCAGTTCAGAAGGCATGGATAAATGGAGTAGAAATATTTACACTTCAAGTTAGCTGGACTGTTGACGGAGTAGCATCATTTCATTCTTCAAAACTTCCTATTTGTCTATTTGAAACTTATGGACCTAGAAAAAAAATTTTGTAAATAATTGTTTAAAGTATTCCATACTTACCTTTAAATCCTTGAACTAGTTCTAATGGAATATAATTGAAATCAATTATTTTTCTATTTAATTCGTATTTTTCATTTGAACCTTCTGTTGTTTCCAATTTTTTCTTAAATAACTCTCTATCGTCAAAATATTTACAAGCTGTCTTAGGACCACATTTTTTAAATACACCGGTTATATTATCACTCTTATCTCCTGTAAGTATCTTAACAAATAGATCCTTTTCAGCATTATTAAAACTAGATTTACGTTCTGTAAGCTTTCTATATTTTAAATCATATAGTTCTACATTTTCTCGCGCTAGTTGTAAATAGTCCATGTCACTAGTTATAATTTTTACATTAGCATTAGGATATTTCTTTACTATGTCTTTTGTTAAAATAGCAGCACAATCATCTGCTTCTAACTCTGGATATTTAAACATCATATTAGCTCCTCCTTTTAGAAACAACTCTTCTTTATAAGCCATTTTAAAGAATGGACCTCCCATAAAGCTATCGTCATATATTCTATTTGCCTTATAAGAAGGCATGTGTTTCATACGCCATATTGTTTTACGCGGACAATCTCTACAGGCCAACACAATTGCATTTTTCATTTTCAACTTTTTTGGTATTTCCTTCATTTTACTAATAAAGGTGGACCTAAATTTTTCTACAAATGTTTCATTTTTAAAAGGGTCGTCCATTTCTTCATCTTTCTTTGCTAACTTGAACCAGCTTAGTAGTGCGTAGTAACGAAAGAATACAAAATAACTTCCGTCAATAATTATGAAGTTTGGATTTTCCATAGTTTATAAGTAAATAATATAAATATATTTTAAATCAATTTTTATATAATGGGTCATGGTTGTCCTTTTAAGAAATCTACGGCAAAGATGCGATGGAAGTGGAAGAAAAAGCGAACAAGAAGATTACAACGAAAAAGAAGAAAAATGAGGGCGCGTGCCAAATAATTTAGTCATAATCATCATAATCTCCCTCATAACAAACTCTACCAAATAACAATACACAAAATCCTAATCCTAAAAAGAAAATAAATAAACTCGTTATTGCGGCCATATACTTTAATCTATTAATTAGTATTTAATTTTGTTTAGTTAATATATAAATGAGTGATGAAATGGATGATGAAGATAGAGAATATTATGATAGATTAAATGCTGGGTTGGGTTCCCAAGCTGAAAACGTTTCGCATAGTATGCTGGAAAATGCTGCAAAGAATAAAGCGAAAGGGGAAAAAGTGGTGGAGCGGTTGCGTAAAAAAAGAGCCGCAAAAAAAGCAGCAGAAGAAAAAGCAGAAGCAGCAAAAGCAGAAGCAGCAAAAAAAGAAGCAGAAGCAGCAAAAGTAGAAGCAGCAAAAGCAGAAGCAGAAGCAGAAGCAGAAGGAAAAAAAGCAGGAAAAAATTCAGCAAAAAATAAAAAAAGAAGGGAGAAAAGAAGAAAGGCACGGGCAAAGGCAAAGGCCTTAAGGGAGGCTGAAGCAAAGAAAAAAGCCGAAGAAGACGAGCTATTGAGTAATATATTTAAAGACGCCCTTGCTCCTTCTTCAGATAGTGATAGTGGTGAGGATGAAATAGTTATGGAGCGGCAATATCCACCACCTGGATTTTCTAAACCAACAACAGGAGGAAGAAAAACTCGTCATCGCAGAAAAAAGAAAGGTAAAAGAAAGACTAAACGCAGACGTAAAACAAAAAGAAAACGTAAGAAAAGGAAACGTAAAACAAAGAGAAGAAGATAAATAATAATAATTTAAAAAAATCAATCGTTATATTTATATAATGACTGATTTATTGAAGAGAGCGGGTAATTATTTAAAACATAGGCAAGAAAATCAAAGAGAAACAGTAACATTTCAAAGTAAACATTCTTTTCTAAAAAGGAAAGAGGAATCTGACCGTATTTTAGCAAAATATCCAGATAGAGTTCCAGTTATTTGTGAAAGAATAACTAGACGCATAAATGAATTAGATAGAAAAAAATATTTATGTCCAGGTGATTTATCATTAGCTAATTTTATGTATGTAATACGAAAAAGAATGAAATTAGAACCAGAAAAAGCTATTTATTTATTTATAAATGATAAATTGTGCCCCACATCTGCATTATTGAGTCAAATTTATGATGAAAACAAAGACGAAGATGGGTTTTTATATATAAAATATGATGGAGAAAGCACTTTTGGATAATTTATTTTATTTAACTATATTATATAATGGCTGCTTCAAATCCCAGATATTTAATCGATTGGCGTTCAACTATGACTTTAATACCTAGAGACTATAATACAAAATCTTGTGGAGATCCAGGTAAAACATTTAGAGGTCCACATGCTAGAGTTGAGAACTCTATTAATAGAGACGATCCTTGCGCCGGAAAGTATCTCGATGGAACTTGGAAGAAACATAAAGCTGTGGCAAAACCAGGTCCAACAACAGACACATCTAGTAGAATTGCTCGTATTAAGAAATTACAAACTCGAACTAGAACTCGAGTTGGAACACAAAGCAATGGTGGAACTCAGCGTGGAGCGCACTCTACCGTAGAAAATGGTTCAAATGGTGCTGATCCTAGATCCCACAGGGCACAGTTATTTGGTAACTATGGTAAGGTAGTTCCTGGGCAAACTTCTGGTCGTGGCGGAGACTCTAGTGATGTTATTTATTTCAAAAATGTATTTGACAGAGTTTCACTTAATCAACCTGCTACTGGTGGAGATAATTAAATTTTCTGTTGTTAATTTATATAATGATGAATAAACTTTTAGCAGAATTTTTAGGAACTATGTTCTTTCTTTATGTAATCTTAGCTACAGGTGATGCTGTCGCCATTGGTTTAGCTCTTATGGTAGTTATCTTTATTTTAGGAAAAGTTTCAGGTGGAAACTTTAATCCTGCTGTATCAGTAATGCTTGCTATGGCTGGAAAACTTTCAATGAAAGATTTAGCTCCATATGTTGTCGCGCAGGTTCTTGGTGGTTTAGCTGCTTTAGAACTTTACAAACGCGTCAAACTCTAAATAATTTATAATATACAATTTTATCTAATTATATATTATAATGTCCAATCAAGCACCTTCAGCAGCACAAGCAGGAGCAGCATTAAAAATGCTCGAATCTATGAAATCAAAACTTGGTGGCGTTCTCCAGCAAATTGGAGGAGCCAAGAGAAAACTTAAGAAACGTAGAAAATCACGTAGAAAATCACGCAAGAAATCCCACAAGAAACGTGGTTCCAAAAAGCGCAGAAAGTCACGCAGAAAGCGCAAGACCAAGCGTCGTCGCCGTCGTTAAATAATATAATATAATTTTTTTATAAATTTATATTATATAGAATGGTAAGAAAACATAGAAGAAGAACACGTAAAAGAAATAAAAGAGGTGGATCTATAGCGGATAAATGGAATGAAGGCGTTCAAGGCTTGAAAGATATTGGTACTAATGTAAAAGCTAGAGTAGAAGTTGGAAGAGAAGGTATAAAGAAAGCAGCTGATGATGTGGCTCTAGGATATAATAGAACACAACCTGGTGGTATGTTAGGTCCTGTTCCTGGACCTCCATCCTCTCCTCCTCCTATGGACCCTGTAAAAGAAAAACAATTTAGTCTTGAATCTCCTTACAAACAATCAATTGAAACCAACCAACCAACTAAAGAGAAACAAGGAGGTCTTCTTGGGTTAGGATGGTTTGGTTTAGGAGGTCGTCGTCACTCTCATTCAGCTTTTATTAATAAAATGCTTAGGGTTAGAAGTAAAAGTAAAAGAAATAAATCTATTCGTAAATATTTAAAAGGAGGTAAGAAAAAGACTAAAAAACGCAAGGCAAGTAAGAAACATAAAACTAAGAGAAGACGCAGAAAACGCCGTTAATTTAGTATAATAAATTCTTAATATACATTAATATGTTAAGAATTATAATAACTTCATTATTATTAGTAAGTTCTATATTTTGGGGAGTTTATCCACCCGGTGATGGTTCTCCACATTATTTAATTTTAAATTATTTTTTACCAAATAGTAATCCACCAAATAAAATAATTCATATTATATTGGGTTCTTTACTTTATATTATAGCACTTTTGGTTTCACACGAATTTATTTAGTCAAATCCATTTTTACGTATTAAATGATACATTAAATAAATAACAAGTGCTCCAAATCCTAAATTATACACATTTGCTAATGGATTCTTCTGTAATTTTGGTATTTCTTCTTTAATTTTATTAACAATATCATTAATATTTTGAAATCCATCTGCACACCCACTATACTCGTTTCCTGATACTGGATTACGTCCTCCAAATAAACAAGGGTCTAAATCAGCAATATCAGCATCTGCTACAAAATAACCGCTTCGTCCTTTATCGTCTTTAAGGCTTAATTTTCTACATTTTGGGTCAGTTCCTTGCATAAATCCTTTAAATATAGCGAGTGGATTTATCTCACCAACATTACCAATTGTTCCTGGAATTAATCCTCTAAAATCTCCAAAAGCTTGCCCAGTAGCATCCGATATAATTGGCAATGAACCAGTTGGAACATTATTAACATATAGATATCTATCGTGTTTATTACCATCAGAACTAGTACATTGTCCTCCCGTTTTTAAATAAAACTTATTTCCTAAAGGTGAACCTTTTTTGTTTGCGTTCCCTTTTCCTTCTACTAATAATTGTGTATAAGCAATAATCCCAGTTATATCACGACCTAGAGCGGTCACATTACCTTCACCACTCATATTCATATCCTTTGGAGACTTAATATTTTTCGCATAATTATATGTTGGGCCTAAAAATTGGGCTTGCATTTTTTCAGCACCTCCTGCTATCTCATTAAAGAAATTCGCCATGTATATATTATATAATTATAAAATATGTCGAGTGATGATAATGAATGTAGAATTTGTTTTGAATTAGAAACACCCGATGACCCGTTTATTTATCCTTGTAAATGTAAAGGCACTAGTAAATACGTCCATGCTTCTTGTTTAAATAGTTGGAGAACTCTTAATAGAGAAAATGATGCATTTAAAATTTGTATGGAATGTCGAACAGAATATGATATAATTAATGAATTCCCAATAGAAAACATTAAATTATTTTTTTGTTGTAAAAAGATGATTCAATCATATTGTATAAATTATTTAATTGGTTCTACTTTAGGAGTTTTTATTTGGATTATAGAAGCATATGGAAATAGTTATTATTTTTTGAAATTTATAGATGGAAGTTATAATAAAAATTCGGTTTTTATTCATGTTATACAAAATGATGGATTAGCACCCCAAATTTTTTATTTTTCCTTCGCATTATTTCTTCAAAATATATTTTTTTATATTTATTTTATTTTTAAAATCAAAAACAATGTTCATAGAAAGACAATTTACTATAAAAAAATTAAAAAAACATTTTTAGGAGCAGTGTTGTTTACCTTTTTATTTTTGTTATTTTTTTATACATTGAAAGATATATATCCAATTGTTTTATTAAATGTTATTTCATTTTTTAGTGTTGCGGAACCTGTTAGTGGATATATATTGATAAAACGCCATAATAAAATTATAAAATGGCTCAATGATAATAACCCTGAAACACTTAGAAATTATCAAGTTCATAATCCTCTATTAGAGTATAATGAAATTATAAATAATTCTGTAGTAACAAGCACTACTAATAATGTTTTATATGAAAGTTTAAACACAGATAGTAGTGGTAGTGATGTATCTGACCAAATTCAATCATTAAATATAGTTATAGAGAATTAGAATCCTTGTGCAGACATTTTTTGTAAAAGTTTTCCAAACTTGCCCACTCCTTCTAATTCTATAGATTTTCCTCCTGCTTTCATTGTAGGTAAAGCATCCATTTGGGTTCCTGCTTGTTTCTTCTGATCGTTTAAATCTTTCATAAATGCTTTTTGTTGTTTTTCTTTTAGAGTAGCAATACTATTTGCTGCTTTTATTGTTTTATTTAATTCATCTGTTTCAGCATCAGTCCTAGCTACATCTTGATATAATCTATCTAACAACCTTTTATTTGTTCCCGCTGCACCACTTGTAGGACAACTCGCCATATTTTCAAGTACTTTATCTCCTTTACTTAATAAATTATATAAAATTAAACTTAATAATAATATGTTTATTACAATAATTATTGTTTTCATATAATTATTGTATAGATATTTAATTAAATCAGTTACAGTCCTCCTGATAATGCTTTTCCAAGTTTACCATCTGGTTCTATATATTTTGATCCACCACCCATTTTCTTATCGACGTCATCCATTTCACCTCCAGCTTCATTAATTTTATCCATTTCTTTGTCTTTTTTATCATTTAATTTTGATTGTGATTTACCCTGAAGTTTCCCGCTAAATAATAATAAACTAATAGAATTTTTTACCATAGAAGTTGCCTCATTTTTCTTTTTCTTTATTCTATCTAAAATATTGTAGGCATTATTTATTTTTGCTGTTAATGCATTTTCAGCATCACAATTTTCTAAATTTTCAATTAGTTTATCTCCTCTTAAAAGAAAATTATATAATATTAAACTTAATAATAATATATTTATTGTTATTATGATTGTTCTCATCTAATATAAATAGAGATTTTTTAACAAGCTTCTGGATATTGTTTACAGGCGTCTGATGTGTCTACATCTTTGCCGTCTGCTAAATTCTGTAATGATTTTGCATTCTTCTGTAATTGTTTTGACCTTCCTAATAATTTATTTGATGAAATCAAGCTAGTATTTACTTTTCCTCCTAATTTTGACATTAATCCTGTCACATCTAATAATCTAGTTGAATTCTCTGAATCTGTTATTGTTTTACACGCTTTTGATTTTTCATCAGAATTTCTATATTTTACAGGCGCTCCTTTTGAACCAGTTCCACCTGATACATAACTACTGTTGTTACAAATCCCTTCAACTATAGGCATCATTAATCCTATTGCTAAACTTAATAATAATATCGTTAATAGAAATAATTTATCTTTCATATATATTTTAGTTAGTTATTTTTTCTTTTAATAATATAAATGCGTGACGGATTAAAAAATAGAGTAAATGGTAATCAATATTATCAAGAAACAAATACATTATCACAAATTTTATCAGAAGAAGGAATTAGTAAATTAACATTTAATGTTAGAGTTACCCCTGATCCTAATTTTTGTGCTCCTAATAATTGTGAAGATAGAAGTAATGGAAATCCCTTTAATTTGGAAAAACGAAGTCATTATTATGCCCCATTTAGGCAACCTGTTAAAGGATATAGAAAAACTGTAGATTGTTCTGGGACTAATCCAAATTGTGTCTTTACTACTGAAATTTACAAAGATTCTTATAGTGATTCTTGTTTTAGATTATGTCGTCCAGATTCTTATACTTCTTTACCTACAAGTAATAAACCGGGTGCTTCAACCGCTAGAGCTAGTTCTGGTATTTCTGCTAGAGCCGGAAGACCATTAATTAGAAGTGGAATGCAACCAAATAGTTCAGGACAACAAAATAGTGGATTAAATAATCCACTTGTAGAAAGATCTAAAAAATACTCGTATTCATATAGAGAACTTCTAAATAATAGACGAAAAGTTACTTATGAAAAACAACTTCCTACTAAAATAACATTTGAAGAACAACCTGAATTAGAGGGTGAAACAAGTGGATATGGTGGGGTTTGTAATCCACTATCATCACTAGCAGATTCATCCGTTACAGGTTGTAAAAAGTTTAAAACCATTTATAATCCAAATAATAAAGGTTTCATGGTTCAAGGAGCTGTTGACTCTAGTGATAGAATTACAAAACTTAAGTTAAATACAATTAAATCCGGAAAAAGATGTGGTCCTGCTATAAATCAAGCTTGCAAAGGAATTTATAGAACTGGAAACGCACAGACGGCTGTTGATACGGTTATGTGGCCTAAACCAACTAATGATTATGATAAAGTAAAATATAAATCTAAATTCAATTCGAACCATTTTGAGGTAAATTATCCACAAGTTTCTGCTTTAGCTAGAGTTCGTGGAGAAAGTAGACAACGAAAACTAAAATCAAATACATATATTGTTGATAATAATACTGTATGTTGTTCCGACCCCGACAAAGCTAACAATGGTTATTAATTTAATATTTTAATATAATATTATATTAATTATGCCTAAGACTACTTGTTCTTGTAATGATGATAGTAAAAAACAATATACAAATAGTGCACCCAAATACTTTACATACAACCATTTCGATAATACTTTTGTTGTTTCATTTCAAAATCCATCTAGAACATTAAGAGATATGGTGAAAAATGGGGCTCCTAATTCCTTAGTAGATAGAGCAAATTGTTTATCTTGTGATGATAGTATTAGCAGTCAAGATAAATTAAAGGTTAGAAAAAAAGATAGACCCACTCCTTATAGAGTTCCGTATAATCATTATCGTAAAGTAACTTCTTGTATAACCGATGGTTGTTTATCAAATGTTAAAATAAATAAAGATATATCGTGTAATCAACTTATTGATTGTATACCTACTAATTATGCAATTAGTAGACAAGTTGATAAAAACGGGGTTAGAAATATAAATAATGGTGGAAATTATAAAAATTATTTACAATTCTCTGCAAAATCTTATAAATTAAATACTTTTGGAATTCTACCTGAAAATTTGGTACAAGGAATAGAACATACTTATAAAATAGGTTCCGTCGAAGATACTGTTTATAATAAAAATTCTGGTTCTGAAATGAAGAGTAATTGTCTATTAGGATATAGTTTTACTACTTCACAAAATGATAAATCCATTTCTTATAAAAATATTACTACTACTACTAAAAAATATTCTAACCCTACACATAGAATATCGGGTAGTGTTTCTTCAAAAGCACATTTACAAAAGAAGAAATATCGAGCTATACTATCTGGACAAGCCAAAGGTAAAGATGGGTATAATAATTGTAGAAATGGTGAACGGTGCACCTTATATATGTCTCCTGGTCCTAATACAAAACTTTTTATGGGTAAAACAGCAAAACAAAGATGTATTCCACCTCGTATAAGAGGAATGAAACAGTCTTGTTCCCTTGCTCTTCCTTGTGAATCACTTAAATTAGTAAATCCAAGATTTGAAAGACAAAATTATACTGAAGGAGAATCTTCTGGATTTTTAAAAATTACATTAGACCATTGTCCTCTAAAAGTCGGAGATATTATTTCAATTACATTCTTGGGATATCCTACTACTATTAATAGCATATTTACACCAACTACAAATACAAATGCTAGTAGTGCTATAACAATGGCTAAATTTACCGATATTAATGGAAATATTACTTTTTTAAATATTTCAGATTTATTTGTTAATACTAATACTATTCAATGGACCATTCCTATTGATATTGGAGAAGGAACCATGGAAATTATAATAGATGATGGACCTAATGAAACTAATTTCTTAAATACAAATAATGGAGAAACAGGTACTATTTATGCTAATGTAAATGTTCCTAGACTTACCAATGTTATTAGTTCTACTGCTTGGAATATTGTTGATGATGATTCAGAAATACAATCTGAATCTGAAGACGAAATTGAATCTTGTTATAATAGATTTGGTTCTTTTATCAATTCTTCTATGTCTTTAGCTAAGCATAAAGAACCACTGCTACCTTGGGAGGAACCTAATTATACATCTAATCTTCAACATTATGTTGTTCTTTTCACATTCACACATTATGGAGATAACCTTATAACAGGAGATATTCTACAAATTGCTATATCTACAAATTATGGAGATAACACTAGTGGATTTTTTACAAATGTTATATCTAATAATGTTTGGAATAAAAATGAGAGACCTGAAAATTCACAGACTGAAAATCCTCCATCTATTTGGATAGAAAAAACTAGTGATAATAGCATTATTAATGGAGCAATACAATCAGTTGAGGTTACTAATTTTTCCATGAATACAAATTTAAATAATTATTTACAAATATTAAATGTTACTATTGGTAACGATATAAGCGAATTTGCAGGTTCTATTAGATTGGGTATTTTTGATAATACTGGTAATTGGCTCTCAACACATCCGTTCAGTTATAATGTTAATTACCAAATAAGTTGTAACTGTTGGAATAGTACTGGAGGTCTATCTGGTTATCAACATAACCCTTGTGCGGGAAGAAATGGTTCCTTTACTAATACTTCTATGACATTATGTAATGATAATCTTCCTGAATCTGGTTATCCTCCATATGAAACTCAAATTCCTGCTTCAGGCGAACCTCATTTTGTTGTTTACTTTACATTTACTTTAACTAATGATTCACTTATTGATGGAGATGTCCTACAATTTTTAATTCAAACAGATTATGGAACTACTTCTTCTGGATTTTTTACACAAACTATTAGTAATAATGTTTGGACCAAAAATGTTAGACCTGCAAGCATTGACCTACCAAATACTCCCAATACACCTTCAATATGGTTAGAGGATAATAATGGAAATTTAATTTCTAATGCGATTGAATCAGCTCAAGTTGTTAATACATATTTAAATACAACTCAAGATGATTATAGACAAACATTAAGTATAACTATAAATACAAATTCAAGTATATCTGGTACTATTAAATTGGGTATGTATGATGATGCTAGTAATTGGCTTACTGTTCATCCAGTTGGTGCATATAATGTTGATTATAAAATTAGCGGAAATTGTTGGACTAGTACTAGTATCCTAGATGGTTATGACTATGACCCTTGTGGTGGTAGAAATGGTTCACTAACTAATTCATCCTTTTCAGCAATTAATTTTGATAATAATACTCCGGTAGGTGGAGATTTTATACAATTAGTGACTATTGGATTTGAATCGACAGACGCACCTCTCGTTGGCGGTGATATTATATTACTTACACTTACTGTTGATTATCAAGATGCTAATAGTGTTAATATAGTTAGTGGATTTTGGACAGACAGTAGTGTGGCTCCTATTACTTTAAATTCAAATACAACAGGTAAAGCCCTTTGGTTTACACAAGGAACTAGTATTACTCCAGAATCAGGTATGATTGATAGTGTTTCTATTTCAGCTACACAGGTTTCAGGAACAGGGGCAAATCAAACATGGTCACAAGTAATGAGTATTACTTTATCTGGAACAGGTAATTATGGTTCTGCTGGAACTAATTGGGCAATTAATATACAAGGTGAAAATATTACTCAAACCAATAATATCACGCAACTCCCCGTTGAAGGTGGTTCTATAGATTATGAAATAGACCTCAATTGTTTTACTGGAACTGGGTCACAAAGTGGAATAAATTTCTTACCTGAACCACCACCACCTCCATCGAATATGGCTATGATACCAATTAGATTTAATGCTGTTCCTGATAGTGAATTGGGAACAGCTGATGCATTACCAGGATACACGAGCGATACATGGGATGCTAGATCAAAATATAGTCCAACAATAAATATACTATCAAGTGATCATGATGCAACTAGAGATTGGATGGGATTTGTTACTCATAATACTTTTGATGATAATGGTGTTACAAAACATATAATATCCAGAAGATACTATGATAATCCATATAGTTTAACAGATTTTAATACTCCAAATTTAGGTCCGGCAGCCACTTACGATGGTTCTGGGAAAAATAGATTATTATTTTCTATTAAATTTACAATTGAACAAGCGTTATCTGGTGTTAATGGAGATGGTATTTCTATTACATTTAAAAGAACCAATTTATATGGTCTAGGAAATGGTGAGTTTGTTGGTACTGTATGGATGGGTGGATCACGTGAAAGGGAAGGCGCAGAATTATTTTTTTCAGGAGTTGGATCATATTCAAGTTATTTATCAGTAGAAAATGATGATAGTGACGATAATAGTAATTTTAATTATTCTATTTCATTAAGAAATTTTGATAATTATTCGACTTTTTATGATATATCATCAGCATCATTGGAAAGTGAAGTTACAGGTAATTATAATGATTCAAATTATTTTAATGAGTCAGATATAGACGGGGATACTCGACGATTTTGGACGGATTATAATAATACTAATCCGTATTGTAATGTAAACTTGAAATTTAAACTAGAGGATTATCAAACTATAGCTGCTAATACAAATTTAATATTAACTTTTGAAGATATGATAGGAGGAGATGATAAAAATCAATTCGGTCTTAATATGAAACGTGGAACTCCAACTAATTTTGATTTAGATATATCAGGTCATCAGTTGGTTCAGGATGAAATAGGATATTATTCCCAAGATTTAAGCTTTAATAATTTTAATAATGAACATTCATGGGTATATAACGATACTAGTTATTTCCCTAACTCATATTTACTAGTATCTCCGTATTCTGGAATTTGGGGTACACTTTCCTCAGGACCAGACGGTAATGCTTTTGACTTAACAGAAATTCCACAGTTTAAATATTATTATTATAATAAAATACCAAAAGATAGTATTCTTAGAATTTATTTCCAAGTAAATGGAAACGAATACTTTTTTAATAAAAATTATCAATCTAATACGCTAACAGGTCATGAAGCAATTACAAATGATATTCATGACTGGAATGGAACTTGGAATGATGTCCCAAAAACGGGTAATGCTTATCCACAATTTTGTGACCCCCGTTTATGTGTCCATGTTAGTAACGGAGGCAATCAAATATCTATTACAGATATTTCAGTAAATACCTTTTCTTCTTTTACTCAACCAGGAAGCACTAATACAGATATTTCCAACAATTGGGCTAATACAGGTTCGTTCTGGCAGGGAACTGGTTTTAATTCACCAGTACGGAAAACTTTTACAGATTATTTACAATTTAAGTTTGACGAAGAAGTTGATAGTTCAAGTAATCCATTAATTATTTATATGTTAGATACAACTACTAATTTCAACTTTGCCGAGGCCGCCGTCGCAGATTATAGTAGAAATAATATACAAAGTAAATGGAGCACATATGAAACGTTTAACCCAAATAGAAATATTAATATTCCTGTTCTAGACGCCTCTTTTAATACAGTATATGCATATAATAGTGAGGTGCCCTATTATGACGATCAATGGAAACATCATCAAATTCATTTGGAAGTAAGACACCCAGATGGTTATATAATAGGTTCATATCTCAATAAACCTATGCTAAAAGAACTAGATGGTACGCAGAATACATCAGATTTAAACAATGGATGATAATAGGGTATAAAATTGAAGATTTTGGTTTTCCATGTTAATATGTTACAAAATATAACATACTAACTCAAGACAAAACAAAATGTTCTCTCTCAAGCAAGTTATCTCACAAAAAAGCAGTATTCCCAAAATCAAAGACCTCCTAGATGCATGTGAGGCATACGAATTCGACTCAAGCAACGACGATGCGGTGGTGCATCAAATGATGCATCAGCTCAGAAACTTGGACTTCTCCAAGAAAATGAAGAGGAAGATGGTATATACCCTTATGGATATTGACTACCTCAAAATTGTTCCTCATATCATCGACAGAAACCAAGAGGCGTTAGAGAAAGGCATCAAGAATGTTGATGTCTATTATTTTGAGGGCAACAGAAAAGAAATGTATGAAGAGAGTCTAGTGAATTATCTGACAGAAAACGTTTCCAATCGCAAGGTGATCTTCTTCAACTTGTCTCTACGCAACTATTGCTATGACGATGAAGAGGAAGACAGATACGCAACTCACGGTTCATGTGCCTTTATGGTGCCTCGCATCGGTAAAGGATACGATTTGTATTACGTCAATCATCATGGTGAGGCTATGAACGGAACTCTGGACTACGAACGTGTTCTTACCCGCACTCGCAATCAAAAATATTCATTCAAACATCCAGTCGATTTCATCGTTTTGGACCAAATCGTCAAGTATATGAATACACGACTTAACGAAACTATATACTATGACTTCACAACACGTCACAACTTTTATGGTATTAACTACCAGGAAGAAGACGTTCATGGGTTCTGCTTCATATTTCCCATCATTATCTACTACTCGCTAGGTAAATACTTCTGCGAAACCAAAACGCTTAATCTTGGCGGAGTCGCGAAAAATCTCAACCCTGTTTCACAAACTCTCAAGGAAGGAAAACTTAACTTCTTCATTCACAGCTGCTTCACAGAATTTGACCCAAGTTACAACGAAGTCGTCTTCAACTTTCTTGAGACAGAAAAGGAGGAAAAAAAATTTATGGAGGAGCTAGACGCTGTTTTAGCAAAACTTAAATTTCGATTCCTCAAAAAACTAACAGGATATATGTATCAATATATAACTCAACCAACGATGTTGAAAAAACTTAATCTACCGCAAAAAAAATAAAAAAATAAAATAAATTCATAAACTATATGTCTATACGACCAATAAAAACAGCTATATCAACAATTAGAAGTGTCTATGACGAAAATGGTAATTATCTTCCCACTGGTAATTATTTTTTTCGTATAAAAGACTACGACCAACCTTGTTTTACTGGAAACATAAGTCATAATGAAGAATCGTTTGGTGAATTTTGTTTTTCTCCCAAAAAATTAGTTAAAATGCTTGCTGTAGGACAATCTAGGTTAGCGCGACGGGCTGATATGCACCATATTAGAGGTATGCCTGGATATCCAAGTCCATTAAATTCTCCTCCTGTTGTTAGAAGATATAATCCTAATAGTTTTGTGAGTCGTTATGTTGTAAACGGTATTTCAAGAAATACAAGAATTAATAATCATGAAGAGGTTCAATGTAGCATTTGTATGGAAATGATAGACAGAACCGATAAGAAAACATTAACGTGTAATCACGACTTTCATGCCGGATGTATTAATACTTGGTTAAGAACTAAAGATACTTGTCCTTTGTGTAGAGCACCTCAAAGAGTAGAAGAGCCTGAAAGAGAAACTATATCTTCTCGCTATACTTTTAGTGAAGACCCTTTCACGAGGGAAATAGAAAGATTACAAAGAGATTATAGAACAGGTAGAGTTAATTTTAGTATCCCTAGTAGGAGTAGATTATCACATAAATAATTTTTATTTCTATATTAAAAAGTTTCCATGAAAAATAAATGGAGAGAAAAATGTTATTAAACTCTTGATTTATACAACATATTTCATTTACTTCATTCATTTTTTTGTAATTTTTAAACAAAATGAATTTTATTTTTCCAAGATAATAATATATTTCTCTCCAAATATTTTTGTACAAAACTATTCTGTATAAAAATATTTAAAATATAAACTATAAATTTCAATATTATGGGAAAGAAAAACCGTAAACCCAAAAAAGAGAAAAAAGCACCTGAATATAGATCTAAAGAAGAACGCCAAGCTGAAGTAAAGCATATATTAGAACAACTAAGTGAGTTTCAATTAAATCCTACCTATGAACCAGTAAAAAAACTTTATTTGAAGTTCAAAGAATATATAAGTGAAGGAGAACGCTTATTAGTAAATATTCCATTCCCGGAAATTAATAGGCGTATAAAAGGTGTCTTAGCAATTAATAAACGTGAAGACGTAACAATTGCGTTGATGAATGAAAAGTTTTAACGACGACGCCTTTTCTTTGTTTTTCTCTTTTTCCTCCTTCTTTTTGTTTTTCTTTTACGTTTCTTAGATTTTCTACGTGTTTTCCTTCTTTTTCTCTTTTTACGACCACCTTTTTTTTCTAGGAAAAAGGTTTTCTTTATATTATTAGTGAGCTTTTCTTGCTCCTGGGAGATATTACTAGAATCGGCATCTATTGCTTGAAAATATACCATAGTCATATCTCTTAAAGCTTCCCTTGACTCAGTATGATTTTCCACTAGGTAATTTAAATATTGTATTTGGTCCTGAGTAAATTTTCCAGAACTTCGTATTATTTCTAAAATAGTAGGTGGAAATGTAAATTCTCTTACTTCATCATTAAAACCTGGTCCTTCAAAATCAAAAGAGTCTAACTCTTCTATTTCTTGTTCTTGTTCTTTTTCACTCATTTAATATATAATTAGATTTATTAAATATATATTAAAAACGTGATGTAGAGAGTATGGGTATCGGGTTACGTCGCGGTGAGGGGACGCGTAGACGTTTACGCGTCGCTAAGCGTTGTCGCCTCTTCTCTTCTTGTTGTTGTTCTTCCCATTCGATAATACCTTCCCCGTGAGCTATAGTATTTACTATATCATCCTCAACATCCCTACCTAAAACATATAATATAAACTTTTGTGTTGTAATTGGAAAATGGCCATTTATCTTAATATATCTGTTTGGATCTTCACCCAGATCTTGTTTTCCTAATCTAAAAGCACGTTTTGCTCTTTGGACTCTTTCAATCATCACCGCGGTGACCAACGAGCTTGCTATACCCATAGCCGATGCTGCGTTACGAATATTATTATATACCCGCTTTAATCGCTTTTTTTCACCCTTTTTCCCTGGTTTTGGTTTAGGTTTTGATGGCTTTTTCTTTGGTGGCTTTTTCTTTGGTGGCTTTTTCTTAGTTGGCTTAGGTTTTGGTGTTGGTGTTGGACGTGGCCTTGGTTTAGGTCTATTTTTCCTTGTTCTTCTCACACAACTCAAACTACTTCCTTGGAATGCGGAGTTTAATGTTTGAAAATTTACCGTAGCCTCTGCTCTTAATGCGGCAGAATATTTGTCTGGATGATGCTTTAATGCTATCTGTCGGAACAGCTTTCTTCCTTCCCCACTATTAGGATCTGCCCTACAAAGTTGATATTTTGTTTCCTCGAATTCTGCTTGATTAGGTAGTTGTGTATTTTGTGCAGCAGCTGCGCTACTCCCAAGAACGACTGCGCCTACTGCTGCTGCCTTTGCTGTCCTCTTAAATGCGTTTCCTCTTCCTCTTTTTCTACGAGTCTTCTTTTTTGATTTTCTACGCGTTTTTCTTTTGCGCTTTTTACGAGATTTTCTTCGTTTTCTGCGTCTTTTTTTCGTTTTTCCTCCAGAGAAAGCGTTAGATATACTAGAACATAGTGATCCAGTACAAGATTTTTCTGATTCTAACTCTTCATCTTCTTCATATTGGGGGATTTGTACGCTACGTCTTAAAGGTGCTCTTTTTCTTGCTCCTTCATCGGTGTTATTACTATCTATTTTAAATTCTGGTCTTTCCCAATCTGGGTTATAAGCCATATAATATAATTAAATATTAAAATATAGCTAAATACAAAAAAAGACGCAGGGGCATTTTTGTTTGATTTTTACATTTTGTTATTTTTATTTTGGCTCTTAGGCAGCTTTTTTATAGTAAGGCGACATAGGGCTCCCCAACCCTATGTCTTTTGATTTTTTTGATTTTTTGTTTTTGTGTTTAGTCGAAATACATCTCGCGCATCCGGTCCATATCTTCTTCCAGTCTTGCGTCACGCTCCGCTTCCATCTCAATCCTATATGCTTCCATTTCCTCATATCCTCTCACGAGCCAATCTTCCTCCTCCTCTTCCTTTTCGCGCTCTTTGGCTTCCTCTCGTTGCTTCCAGCCCGCCCAGTAATATTCGATGGACTCAGCCACGGTGCGGTTCCGCTGCTGTTCTTTGAGGTGTTCGACCCACCTTATATGCTCGTAGTTGAGTTCAGCACTGAATCGCCTGAAGTTTCGCTGAATGAGCACGACTGCCCGTTGCTGGTTGATCTTCTCAGTAACTCGCTCGCAGGTGTAGTTCAGTATATTGTCAGTCTTGTCCTGGAGGTAATTCTGCCATTTCTGCTTCAAAAGCAGATGGAGAACAGATGAGTAGTTCACTCCGTTGTGACGAAGAGCTTTGAAGTAATTGCCCGTCTTCATCTTACGGTTGCGCTTGTAGCGCAGATAGTGCTTCTGGATAACGCTAGTGGCAAAGTGTTCGATGTTGCCAAGGATGTTGCGAAATTTCTCCAACCTCTTATCAGCCTTCATCGCCTGTGTGCTGCTTTCACAGCAGCAGTCGTCAAAATCTTGAACCAGTTCTTCATACAAGTTCTTGTAATACTGTCCTGAGGTTTTGAACTCCTCTGGAACTGGATACAAACTCTGGTTGTAGCGCATAGCAAACTCTGGTCCTGGCACAAGAGTGATGGACATACTGGATAAGTAGATGTGTAAACAGTGGTTCAGTTGTTGTGTTTGTGTGATAGTCGGTGCTGTCGGTAGGTGGTTGTTGGTGGGGGGACAGTATGTAGTCTATGAATACGAAACAATTCAATTTTCTATAGTAGTTAGTGTTACAAGTTTATACCTATTTAATACATTAGGGTCAAATACCTTGACTTGATATTTCTATTCTGGTTGTTGATCTATTATATGATTCCATTTGTCGAATCCATGTTTTGCTATAAATTGCATTTGTCTCATACAATATCCAAATGTTGCCCCGGAATGGTCGTTAACTTCTAGTCCATCACTTATTTTTTTTACATTGGGATCTTTCCAATATGTATAACCTGTGTCTTTTGGAGGAGATTCATTTTTGAACCATTCCCACAAGTCAAGTTTTGTGGTAGTGTTAGCCATATCTATAAGACAAGGGCGAAAATCCATTCCGTAAACAGAAACGTATTTCCAAGAAGTAATATTTCGTGGATAATTAATAGATGTCATATACATTAAGTCTAATTATCCTTTTAAGTATATTACACAAAATAGAAAATTGAAGTTCTTTGTTTTCATAGTGAACCCTATTACAAAACCTAAAGCAAACCGACAAAAACTACATAAACCTTAAAGAATGTTCACCACAACTACCGCTACTCGCGAACAAGCTCTCAAGGCTGCTGCTGCCACTGAGCGGGCTATGGAACGTCACGCGTGCTGTAAGAGTCAGTTCAAGTTCAAGTGCTTCTCGTGTGGAGAGTTCATCAACCGCGGGGACAAGATCACGCGCTGTAACCGGGCGACTACCGGGATGTCTCTCCGGTTCAGAGGCGCTGACTGGCGGAACGGTCTCACTATGGAGGAGACCACCTTTTATCAGGCGACGACTGGTGAGAACATGTGGGTTCACATCGGTTGTATTCCCTGTTATTGGGACTCGCTACCAGAGGACAGCAACGAGTATTCTCGCCCCAAACTTAACCCCATTTGCACAGATTGGGGTGTAAAGGTTTACGGCGAGTGGGAGGAATGGGCGAATGATGATGAGCCGTGGAGCATCATAGAATTCGGGCTTCCCCCTCCAGACGTGCCCTACTTTTGTAAGATAAAAGGATATCCAAAGGAGAAGTTCATGAGAGACCGCATCGTCCACGCAGTCACGCGATTTCAGGCCATCTGGCGAGGACACCTCTACAAAAAGGCGTATCCGTTGGCACTCGCACAAAGAAGAGCCAAGGAGTTGACGATTTGGAGGGAGTTTCTGGCATGGTGTGGTAGTTTGCCGCCACAACAGTTCCGGTCTTTCCCCCTCTTCTGTAAGTTGGAAGGGATTCATACGATGTACAGCGGCATTCAGCTGGGGCAGTACGCCGCGGCGGCGGCAGCAGCAGCGGAGGAGGAGGAGGTTGAAGTGGCTCTTGCCTACCGCAAAGTGTGGAATGCGCGGGAGGATGCTGAAAATGCGCGGGCCCGCAACGGATTCCTCCATAATAATTGTTTTGGAGCACACATGGAGATTCTGTTTGATGAAAAACGAACCAGTGCCGCTATTTATAGCGGTGAAGTAATAAAAATACAGGGCCAGGGCGGCGACGGTCTATACTACTGGGTAAAATTTCATCACGATGGTGAGGTGCGACGCTACCACTGGAAACGACTTCTCCAGCTGAAGGGAGAATGTGGTGACTTCAAATCAAAACATGGCATACTGGCGCAAATTAAGGGCAAAATTTCCATCTACTGCTTCATACATGGAGCATCTTACACTACGAAGATATATAAAAAGCAAAAAATCAAAAAGAAATAAAAAAAAATACATAAAAACACCTGTAAATATTAAATTAATGCATAGCGACAAACCATATATGTGTCCGCACTGTAGCAAGACTTTTTTAACTGAAGTG